TTTTTTCTTGGTCAACCCAGTCACGCCACGGGTTATCGTGGAACGGCACTTCTTGGAGTGCCGGCGGTGGCGGGGGGACAGCTGGCTGAGGATCTGGCTGGTGTGGTTGCCGGGCTGCCGGGATGGTAGCTGGCCGGCTATTCTTAAAATCATCTGCCTCATCTTCAGAATAAACAAACCCGGCCACGCCAATCAGCTTTAGAATCACACGGTCTTTCGCGCGCTTCTCTGCCATGGCGTAGGGGTAGCTGTTCTTGTTATTGTAAGGCGTCGCCTCACCGACAGACCATTCGACCTGGTCACCCAGCCGGCCACTGACTAGCATCACAACCTTTTTGGATTCGGCGTCTGCCTCAATCATGGTGGGCGCATCAAAGCTGATGCGTTTATGCGCCGCCACTTGTTCGAGCGCTTTATGCAAGGCAACCGGGGTGCCGTGACAATCCCAAGTGGCCTGCTCTCGGGTCAAACCAATCTCTTTAAATATATTGATAAGTGCTTCTGGTAGGTTAGCCATTCATATTCTCCAAAAATTCAGTGCCAGCTGGCGTTATTTCCCAGACAACTTCTTGCCTGCCCCGGTCGTTCTTTGCGCGCGCTCCGCTATCTTGCGCGAGCCCCATATTCTGTAGCTCTGTCAGCCGAGGCTTGACGCTGTAGAGCCAAGCATCCATCTTGTCAGCAACCTGACTACCAGTTAGGCCGGGCTGGGCTGAGGCGAGGCTTTGCAGGGCTTTGAGCCTCAGTCCAGTAACTCGGGGTGCAATGAACTCAGCGGCCAGCCGCTCAGTATCCTTGGCGTTTTTATGAACATTCGGGCCTGGATTTCCCGGCCAATCTAATAAATCCTGCTGCATCATGAAGCGCTCCATAATAAAGGGTCAGGGAAGCTGACAACAAGCAGCACATATGTGAAGGCCATCAGTCCGAAAAAAGCGATTGTTGTGAGGATCTCTGCGACCCATTCCTTGAAGCTCATGACACACTCCATATTTTTTTTGCTTCGGTGAGGTATGCCTCGGGCTCATTCCAGCAAAATTTACAAAAATCAGGAGACACTAGGCTGAACAGCTCTTCTTTATTGCTTGCTGCTCTCAGAATATTTTCTGTAGTTTTGTGAAAAAGCGTGATGTCATTCACAACATCTTGCAGATAATCATCGCGTAGCTCGGGCGTGTTATCGGGCGTAAAGACACGGTAATCACTCGCATTTGCATAGACCAAGAAGGGCGGCTGGTGTCCGTTCAAGGCCCAGAACCCGGCGACCTGATAGACATTATTCATATCAAACATGCCGGTCAGCGAGCTCGGTAGATTGCCGGCTTGCCAACCTGACTTCGAGCGGGTGCTTGGCCGTGACCATTTCGTCTTGAGGTCGCCCCGGTTGGCATAATCAGGCAACGTCATATGCGGCACTGCTGTGCCCGGCAGAGCGCCGAGCAGCTGCTTCTCACCCAAGATAAGGTTTTCGCGCGCCATAGCCTCGAGCAAGCCTTTAATGGCGTGCTCTATAACAACGGGCAGCTCTTCTAAGTATTTATCTTTTTTTGTTTGGTCCAAGTCATTCGCCGGGCGGTAGGACTGCATCTGCTCAACGCCGGCTAGCGTGGCTGTTGCTAGGTCTAGCGTGTCTGAGGCGCCGTCTTTGACAAGGTAGAGGTCACAAGCTGTCTGCGTCGCATTACCTGCTTCCATATTACTAGAGCGGTTAGTGGACAAGCGAAACAGCACATCCTTAGCCAGAAGCCTTTCGGCGTCTGTTGATGCGGGGTTCTTGAGGGTTTCAAAAGCTGCGTTTACCTGTGGGCGAACATGAGCTTTATCATAAAGAGCTTTTGCCCTGTCTTTCGAGCGTGGATTCGAGTGATGCCAGTAATGGTGCCTGCTGGCCCAGTCAGGTGCGTCATGTAACATTTCATTATCTCCCATGTCATTATGGGAAACAACGTATCATCACATGACGAAATACGTCAAGCCTACTTATCGTAAATTATTTTGATGTCGCGTAGGTCGGGCCGGAACGCTGCGGCGAGCGAGGGCGTTGCCCAGCGTAATTTTACGTTTTCTATTAAACGGTCCATGTATGGATTATAGACAGAATAAAGGCCGCGCGGCTGTGGGTACACAAAGCCAGAGAACAGCCGGTCGTTTGATTCTATGTCAGAAATGCCTTCTTGTGGGCCATCGAAGCAGACATAGGAATCATTCTGAAAGCAGTCTTTGCTCACTAGGTTATTTTTAACAGGCGAGTATTGTACGAACTCCACAGCATTTCTAAACATATTGTGCTTACCGTCATACTCATCATCAGCCGACCAAATGATTGCAGCCGTGTCCTGCTGTTGATAATTATGCATATACACTTTGCCCAGACGTTTTTTAACGGCAATCTCTCTTGAGATAGTGTTGTCTGCGTTCAGATGACAATGACCGATAATCGGGATTGGACGAGCGGCGAACAAAATATCGTAGGGCTCACAATCCAAGACTTTTGAATATAGATCTGCCATTTCCATAGTAAGCTTTATCTTACCATGAATGTGTCGGCTTAGCGTCTCTGGCGTTACGTCTGCCATCCGGGCAACGTCTCTCTTTGATTTACCAGACCGTTTGATTGATTCGTCTAAATTATTTGGCATATTCATAGCGTACCACCTTGTCTGAAACAGTTAAAGCCATTTTAATTAGTTAAGGTACTAGACGCATCACGTCAAGGCATGTTATCAAAATAAGCATGATACTTGATACTTTTAGAAAAAATCGAGGCTGGTCTTATAGCGAATTAGCGCGTCAAGTCGGTGCTAGCCATGCAACCGTGGCTCGGCGCTGGTGCTTGGCGCACGACCACAAAGACCGGCTCATTCCAAACGAATTTTATATGGACCGCATTGTTTTGCTGAGCGCCGGGGAGGTCATGCCAAATGACTTTTACATCCGCCATGAGTGAAGATGAGCTCCAGAAACAGGTTGTGCAGTTCTTAAAAGTAGCGTTGCCAACCGGCTGCGTGTTTCATCACAGCCCGAATGAGGGGCGCCGGCACGTTAGCTTTAAAGTAAAGCTGGTCAAAATGGGCACGAAGTATGGCTGGCCCGACCTAGAAATATTCGTACCAAGCGACCAAGCCGTGCATGGCATGACCACCGCTATATTTATAGAGCTGAAAAGGCCGGGTGGTGGGCGCCTCAATGCAAATCAGGAAGAGATGCGCCAGCGCCTCATTCTTGCAGGCTGTCACTGGGGTTTGGCTCGCTCGGTAGAGCAGGTCTATGAGATCCTCGAGCAGTTCATCAAGAATCTGAAGGCCAAGCCATGATTCAAGAGGGCGATGGCACATGGCATACCCGGCTGAGCTTCGGCAGATGCCCGAAGTGCGACACGATGCTGCCTGACCGTCGTGGTGGTATTGTTGTTTGCAAGACTTGCGGTCTCGGCATTGCTGTTAAGGAGTGCAGCTACAAGCACAGCCTGGGCGAGTGCCGCGACGGCATGGTGCGAGAGCCTGACGGTGAGGGCTGTGTCCAATGGACAAGCTGCCATGTCTGCGCCGGCAAAGGGTGGACAGCATGAGTACCCGGCAGAAAGATGACTGGTATCCCACGCCGCCAGCTGCAACAGAGGCATTATTGCAGCGCGAGCAGTTCACCGGGCCTATCTGGGAGCCTGCCTGCGGTGATGGCGCTATCTCTGAGCATCTAAAGCTGCATGATTATGATGTCATGAGCACAGATTTAAATGATTATGGCTACCCGGACGCCCAGACAAACATTGATTTTTTGATGGAACGCCGGCCCCTAGCAGACACAATCATTACGAATCCACCCTATAAGCTGGCTACAGAGTTCATCTGCAAGGCTATTGAGCTCGGCGTTGAGACACATGCCTGGCTGCTACGGCTGGCTTTCTTAGAAGGCAAAGCACGGTATCAGAACCTATACAGCAAGCACCCACCAGCGGCTGTTTACGTTTTTAGTCAAAGGCTGACCATGATTCGTGGTGACCATGACGAAAGCTGGTACGGCTCCGGAAAGATGGCGTTTTGCTGGATAATGTGGCGCAAGGACTGGGCCGGTACGCCCCAGCTGGGCTGGCTATGACAGAGCAGCAAGC